AATACCACCTACCCCCTTCGTTTTTTCTCCATAAAAAGTTTTTTCCTCATTTTATGTATAATTTCACTTTTTTATGTTACAATTCATATGAGGAAAAAACATGGATTATAATCAGATTGTTCAGTTAATCGGCTCTGTTGGCTTCCCTATCGCTAGGTGTATTGTGATGATTTTCTTCTTTTATAAAGTCGTTACCCAAATCGAAACTTCCCATAATGATGAAATCGCTAAAATTACTGAGGCTCTAAACAACAATACCAAAACAATCAAAGAACTACAGGATACTATTTCAAGTCTTAAAAACTAATGGCAAATTACATTGATAATCTCAGGAAAGTATCTAATTCAAGTTGTTCTTACAACTTGACCAAGGAGAAACTAACCTCCTTATTCTTTTCTGAGAGGTTTCAGAAGTCACTTACTATGTTCCTCTGGAAAGGTCTTCCTGAGGAAGTAAACGGCGTTCAGCTTGAGTTCTACAAGCAGTTTTATGGTGATTGCTTATTCACTCACGATAAGGGTAAGTACCTTGTCTTATTCGGCAACGGCGCTCCGCCCCTTGATGAATATTACAGAAGTAAGAATTACCTAGTAAATAATCCTTACGCGGATATCAACAAGGAATACGAAATAGGTAAAAACGCCGTTCTTATCCGTAATGACTTCTTTAATCAAGGTCTTCGCGAGTGGACTCTTAGGTTCGCTTCCCTTATCGCTGAAGCCTACCTTTCCATTCGCATAGGGCTTGTTAACAATCGTGCTTCTTACATTCTTGCGGTATCCACTGACCGAGAAGCTGAAGGCGCAAAAGCCTTCCTTTCCGACATGGAGAAGGGTGAAAAGCTGTCCTACATTGTGGGCAAGAAAATCGCGGATGACAACAGCCTTACTTCTCTTCCCTATTCTTCATCCATGGTGGACTCCATCAGAAGCGCCATCGAGAGCTGTCAATACCTTTATTCGCGCTGGGCTGAAGGCATAGGGCTAACCACTTCCGCGATTCTGAAAAGAGAGTATGTTAATGTAACTGACTCTAACGCCTCCGCTCCCCTTTCCGCTCCTAGAGTCGATGAAATGTTAACATATGCGAAATTGGCTTCAGAACAGATTAACCAACTTTACGGCTTAAATACTTCTGTTGAACTAAATCCAATCTGGTCTTCTCTCCGCGATGATAAGGAAGGTGGAGAAGCCAAGGAAGACCCTGAGGCTGAAAGCCCTCAGGAAGAAGAGAAACAGCCCTCAGGCGATGATGATAAGCCTTCAGAGGACTCTGACAAGGCTAAGGAGGATGAACATGCTTAGGCGGTATTTCTACAATGGTGGTGACAATTTCATCAAGTCGCTATGTAGTAAGTTATCCGCGCTTGAGCCCTTCTCAAAACTAAGCGGTCTATCCTCCCTGCCTGATATCTACTTCAAAGTCCATTCACCATTCAAAACATGCCGTTATCACATTGAGGAGACGGAGAAAGGATTAGAGGTAGTCACATGGGAAGGCTATAACGTTTTCACTGACCAAGATGAAAAAATCACGTTGGGTATCTCCGATTTCAATGACAGGGTAGCCGATAGGCTTATCTCCCACTATAAAGAGAAGTGGACTTCAGAGGTCTCCGCCTTGCTATTGGATTACGACTTACTTGAGAACGGCAAAACAACGACTAATTACAATCCCAATCTGAAAACGACAACCGATAACAGCAATTCTTCGACCGACTCCACCCACTCGGTTCAGGGATTTAACTCAAGTGATTACGTTCCAAGTGATAAAACCGAAACAAAATACAAAGGTTCTGGCTTTGTCTCACAGACTGGTAAGTCTGTCACGGAAACGGCTATGACAGGCGGAAATGTTGATGAACGTATTCTCAAGCGTCTGGAACTTCGTAAGAATGTTATATATGATAGGATGATGGATGATATTGATGTAGATTTGACTACGTTTTATTACCAATTTTAAAGGAGGGTAATATGAGAGGCGGTTATAAGATTATTGACTTGGAAGGTTATACCTTCACGGCTGGGAAAGCTACGGCTGTTCCGGGGATTCACACTTCAATTGAGGAGTCTCTTAAGCCGATTTTACTTGAGGGGGTTCATATCGGCGCAACCGATTTGAAACCATGTTACATTTCCGTTAAAGGCGGAGCACCTTACACCATCGATTTACCCGGGTTCACAATGGGTGTCACTGCTTCGGATAATGTGACTTTTACGGCAAAGGCTAGTGCCTAAGGAGAAAATAACATATGGATATTAAACAAGTTTATCAGTTTACTAATGATGCTGTCAAGCAGGTTCTGGGTAAGTCGGATTTACTTAAGGAAGACCTGACTAACATTGTCGATGTCGGTAACGAGGTAATGAACAATAAGAGCCTTGACGCTTTTGTTCATTCGTTGGTTGACCATATCGGAAAGGTTGTCTTCGTTGACCGATTATATACCTCCCAAGCGCCTTCTGTCCTCATGGATAATTGGGAATATGGTTCTATTTTAGAAAAAATCGACTCTGCACTCCCCGATGCCTCGGAGGCTGAAATGTGGGAGCTTCAGGATGGTGCTTCATACGATTCCAACATTTTTTACGGCTCTAAAGTGACCGCAAAATTCTTCAATAAGCGTGTTACTTTTGAAATTGATAAGTCGATTCCAACCTCTCAGGCAAAGAGCGCCTTCTCTTCGGCTGAACAGATGGGTTCTTTCATCGCAAGGATTTTCACCAAAGTAAAGAACGCATACACTATCCGCCTTGATAAGCTGATTAGGTCTACTATCTGCAACGCCGTTGCCTCCACTTATCAAGCCGATATAGGAGCCAACGATGCCACTAAAACCACTGGCGTTAAGGCGGTTAACTTACTTAAGCTTTATAACGATGCCACAGGTGAAACCCTTACCAAGGATAAGGCACTTATTAATGCAGAATTCCTTAAGTTTGCAGCCCTTAAAATGGAAGAGTATTCCGACAACAGGGAAAAATATTCCACATTGTTCAATGTTGGCGCAACCGACAAGTTCACTCCTAAAGCAGACCAGAAGAGGGTTCTTCTTTCCGCCTTTAAGCGTGCATGCAATACCTACTTAAAATATGCAATGGAAGACAGCAACTTCACAGCCCTTCCGAGCGGTGACGTTGTTAGCTATTGGCAGGGTTCTGGTAAGTCCTTTGACCTTAAGGATACGGCACATGTTAACGTTAAGGACGCAGACGGAAATGACGTCGATATTGCATGCCTAATCGGCTGTATCTTTGATAAGAACGCCCTCGGAGTCTGTTGCCAGAAAGAGGAGACTACCTCTAACTTCGTTGCCAAAGGCAATTTCACGAATTACTTCTGGTTCTATACCGCGGGTTTCTTCAACGACCTGAACGAAAACATGGTTATTTTCTTCCTTGCCTAATAAAGGAGTACTAACATGGCTGAAAAGATAGCACGGCTAAAGACTAAAACAGGTGATATCGTTTATCCAGTTGTCAAGGATGACACTAAATGTATTCCGGCTACAATTGCTCGAACCGCCGATTACATGACTAATGATGAATTGACAAGATGGCTCGCTAATCAAGCAATTACATCTCCAGCTTTTACGTCTACTTACCAAAAGCGACTGACAGCAGGAACGAACATTACCATTGACGATTCCACCAACACTATCTCCGCCACTGGCGGAGGCAGTGTTCCTGACAACGTTATCCTCTTCGAGGAGGTTACGGCTTAACAACATAAGGGATAGGGACTTATATCCCTATCCCTTTTCTTAACAATGAAAGGATAATAAACATGGCAACAAAACTAATCACGATGAAAGACAAAGATGGCAATGAGCTATTGTCTAATACTATCATTCTCAAATCTAGTGACGGAACTAGCGGTACTTTCGAAGGGAATGTCAGAAAACCATTTTATAATCTTGTATGTGAAGGTACTACAGATGGTGCTTCTGTTATTGTTTCCGTTCCCATTATTTACAAGCTCGTGAGTTCGTCTCTTGGGTATATTTTAGGTGCATATACTATTGATATGTCAGCCAGTACAGGGACTGCTGGAGGCGAAGGTTATGACGCTCTTGCGGTAGCCAAAACAACTTTTACTTTTGACGAAGAGAAAAAAACATTTACAGGTTCTAGCGATATCTATTACATTCAGTCTCAGTTATTCCAACATTTCATCACATTGACGGATGGAACCGACATAATACGTTTCACGATAATTTCACGTGAGTCGGAAACATATAGTTCATACACTGAACTTCACGAACCTCTTAAAAATACTGGCGTTATCGCCTCTGGCTGTCTCGGAAACAGCGAAGATACTCATGGAATTCCTACTTATGTTGAATATACAGGAACTGCCTTATTAGTTCATTATGTTCTATTCTCATCTCTTGACTCTGACACTCAGAACACCATCGACCCTGAGAGCAACAATTATGAGCTTTCCGATATCGTAAGAGCACTTTAACATATGCAAATCCAACTATATAAATACGCGGGGAAACCTAACGTTATCTATAAGACTCTGGAATCCCCAAAGACTCTTAACGGAGTCCTTAGAGGGGAGACCTCCCTTCTTAATCCCGTTATCGAAGTAGAAGGCTTCCTGTCTGATTTAAGCCTTTTTAACTATGCCCTTATTCAGGATTTTAACCGCTATTATTTCATCACGGAAAAGACAAGCGTAAGCAACACCATAAGGCGGTTATCCTTAAGGTGTGATGTCCTAAGCTCGTTCCCTGATAGTGCCTGTAAGGCTGTAGGAAGAAGGGAAAGAAGCAACCGCGTTTTCAATGCGAAATTAACGGATAATCTTTGCTCAAGGGAAGTCACTCCTAAGACTTCATATTATTCCATGGACAGCAACGACAACATGCCTGACGGATTCACCACTGATGCCTTCAACCCGTTCAAGAACGCAGGAAAAACATGCGTTGTTCTAACGCCTGTCAAGGAAATGAGCCTTAACTATTCATTCAGCTACACCCCTGATTTGGCTAGCGAAATACCTGAAAGCCTAGCCAACATCGTACGTAATAATAACTCCGTGTTTGCGCCATCTATTAAGCCTGCCTTCATCGTTGCTTCTGCCGTTGGACAGACCGATATCTCGACAATCATAGGGGATATTTACGCGAACCCTAAGACCTTGGCGAACGCAGAAAAGGATATCAAGATAAGGCATTATCCCTTTGACAGGGGTAACGCCATGAGCGGATGGGAGGCGGATTGGTCACCTTCCTCCCATGAGAACAAGATTCCCTATCTTAGCGAAAAATATGCGATAAAGACTACAGGATTCAAGCCTACTTCCTATGTAGGAATTACTGGAACCACACTTACCATTGACCTTAAGAAGATGAAGACAAAATACGGCAATGAGCTATGGCGTATCAACGTAGACAAATATTCCTTATGGATTCCCTTTGTAGGCTGGTTCGATATCCCTTCCGAGGAACTCCTTAACCATATCGATGAAAGTACATATACCATAGACACCTATTACATAGTTGACCCCTACACTGGATACATGTATGTCTATGTATACAATACTGAAAATGAGATACTACTTAACTTCACGGAAACAGCCGTAGCGGAGTCCGTTCCGCTAAGTGTGGATAACTTAACGGAAAACGCAAACGCCATCACTCAGGGCGCTATTTCGACAGCAACAAAAGGCGTTACTTCGGCACTGGGCGTTGTCGCTTCATTGTTGGCTAGGAGCAACCCGGGAACTGCGGGAATGGGCATATTAGGGCTTATTTCTTCAGCAACTACAGGAGCTTCAGGAGTGGCTCAGAGCGCAATTGACCTATCGCAGATAAAGGACTCAATCAATTTCAATATCACTAAGTCGAATTCCTATTATTATACATACAACAATTTCGTTCTACGTATTGTCGAAAACACCCCAGTCGAAGACTTCCAAGACAGAAGGGACAATGTAGGACTGCCTTGCAATAAGTATACTTCCATAGCGGAAGTTTACGGAAACAAGGTACTTGTTCCCGAGATTAAGCAGTTCGGAGGTTTTTACATGCTCTCAAATGCAAGAGTACCATACTCGGAGGGCAGGACTTCAACAGACAACGCAAGCCTTGTCAACATGCTTTCCCAAGGGGTTTTCTTATCATGAAAATAAAGGCAACGCTCTTTAAGAAAAAGAGCGAAAACAATGAAAAATACACATGGTATGATTGCACGCCCATTGACAAGCTAGGTTGTCAATGGAACGTGCTTTTCGGTCAGCGCTCCAACGGAAAGACCTATTCCCTCCTTACCATGATTTTACGTAAGTATCACGACAACCAGGAACAGGGCGCTTATATCCGCCGATATCTTGATAGTATCATGCCTAACAAACATGGTCACGCCTTCGACAACATTATAGCTAACGGCTTCATCGCAGACCTGTTCAAGGACACAAAAGAGAAATGGACAACATGTATATATAACTCACGTAAATGGTACTTGGCGAAAATAGTCAAGGGAAAGGATGGAACAAACAGAACAATCGTTGATGATATTCCCTTCATGTATTCAATTGCTCTTACAGAAGAACAGGACTACAAAGGCTCTCCGTTCCCGTTCGTGACAACGATTTTCTTCGATGAATTCATATCAAGTGATGGCTACTTATTCGATGAATTCCGCACCTTCTGCAACGTATGTTCCACAATCATACGTAAAAGAAACAATGTTAAGATATGGCTTGCTGGAAATACTATCAGCCAATACTGCCCCTATTTTGCGGAGAGGGGGATAAAGCATCCTGAGAACATTCCCCTAGGAAAAACACGTATATATACATATGGTTCTGACTCCCAGATGAAGCTTGTCGTACAGCGAACGGAGAACGCTGTTCCCGTCGGCAAGAAGGATATAGACTACTATTTTGCCTTTGACAACCCTAAGTTAAAGAGGATTACGAAAGGCGACTGGGAAATCCCTAACTATCCCCACATAGACTTCGACTATCTTCCTAAGGATATTCTCTATACGTATTTCATACAATTCAATGATGAAACATTCCAATGTGAAATCGTCGATAAGGACAACGGGTCGGTAACGTATATCCATCGCAAGACAACACCTATAAAAGACAAGGATGATGAAATAATCTTCAACACTATTCAGAACTCGGATGAACGTTACAGAATGCGGATAACGAAGCCTTTCGACAAGCTAGGAAGCTTCATCTTCTCTTTCTTCAGGAAGGAGAAAGTATTCTACCAAGACAACTCAGTAGGAGACTCCGTTTCCAACTATTTAAAATGGTGCAACACCTTATGAGGTTTGCACCTTTTCTTATCTGTATCTTACCTTAGTCAATAGTTCCCTATAGTCCTGCGACCTTGAAAGCCTGTATGTAGTCGGCTGTAAGTTTATTGAACTTAGTTCGTGATAATGCTGTATGTTATTCTGGTAATCCCTGAACGTTCCTTCCTCCTCTTCATCTATGTAAGTATGTAATTCCTTCCCACACCCTTCCTTTATCTCCCCTTTGTCGATATAGGTTGCTGGGAAGACAAGACCATGGCTGAAAGCCTTGAAAATCTTATCGTTAGTCACGTATCTATAACGTAAGTAATTCCTGCCTGAAACTTTCCCTACACCCGCTATCGTTATCGCCCTCTCTCCGTTCTCCTTCTCTACCCTATAACGTTTTGCGCCCAAGGTTTTGAAACGTTTATAGAACCCGTCAAAATCCCACACTCCAAGCGTTTTCTTGACACCCTTGATTGTCTTAGGCTCTATCTCCTCAGGGGAAAACCCATGATATTTACATGCCTTAATCAGCTTCTCGCGTATCTCCTCATTGTATTCCTCGAAGAACTTCCCATGTTCTTCTGCGTTCCTGTATTTTACGCTGTCCGTATCGGAATATATGTAATCTTCCCCTAGCTCTAGGATACCCTTCCATAAGTTTCTTCGGGCGTATGCCGTAACGAACACTCCCCAGATATAGCTTAGGAAACGCCCCTTTGACTTATTGTATTTTGCTATATCCTTATCGAAATCGACAGGGATAGTACCCCATCTGTTCTCCTTGTAGGTGATTTCGCTTCTACAGATATCCGTAACGCACATTCCGTAACAGCTGTTAAGCATTGCCTTCCCTGCCCTATATTCCGCTTCCTTACCAGCCACACCTTTCAATGTTGTCTTTGCTTTGTAAAAATCAAGTATGCTTCTTACGAAGGAAGAAGGAAGATACCCCTTGTCGTATACGTAGCAAAGCCCTATCTCAAGGCTTTCCCACTTATAGCACTTTTCCATAATCTCCAAGTCGATACTGGTAAGGCAGGTAATTAAGTCCTTACTTTCCCTGATTCTGCCATTGTCAAGAATCGCCTTCTTGTCACACTCAAGGCACTTGGAAAACGATAGGTAATTGTCGCCTACGTAACGGCTTTCAAGCCCCTTGAAATGTGCTACAAACATAAGTAGCTTTGACTTGGCAAGTTCCTTGAGCTGTTCAACGAAACTGATTTTTACCTTACGCCCTTTACTCATAGGGTATTGCTCCGCTACCATTACCGCAGGATAAGAGGAAGTGAAATCCATGGACTTAACGTTTTCACAGACCTCTCCGCAGTGGAGCATATTCGCGTGCGTGAAACCGCCTGAAAAAGCGTTTTTAGCAAGCTGGTACTCCTCAGGAGTCCTAGTCAGGGAACGCCTTAATGCCGTATAGCGTTTATACTTAAGTTCGGATTTCTTCTTGTTATCCTTCTCGTGCATGCAGTTGTCTCGTACTTCTCTTCTTACGTAACCTGTTGCCGTGTTTGGAATTTCCGTGATACCGCCGTTCTTCTCTATTTCCTCCTGAATATAAGCCATAACAACAAGTCCATCATGGTAAATGTACTTCCATTCCTTCTCAGTCAATGGACTGGTAGAGCCTCTTTTAACATTATAATCCAAGTCGCCTACCATTTTTCCAATCTTATACTTCGTGAGGTTTTCGCCTACCTTAGCCAAGGAAAGGTTACTTAGCTTATACGAACAACGGAAATCTATCCCCTGTTCCGTTTCAGCGTAGATAACCTCACGTTCATCAATGGAAAACACCTTAGACCAGTTCAGCATTTTGCGGATGAACTGGAATTCAAACGCTAGATTATGGACATAGATAACAAGCCGTTTTTGTGGATTTAAACCGAAAATTTCGCTTAAATCGCCTAAATATTTAATAAAATCGTTCCATGTTCTGCCGATGAACACCTTACCATGGACACCTATCACGAAGGCGTACCTTGTCGCGTGCTTGCCTTTGGAGTCCTCGAAAGAAGTTGTTTCGATATCAAAGGAACAGGCAATGTTATAATATTCAGTCTTCTGTTTCTTGACAAGGAGATTAAGGCTTTTCACGTAAGAGCACCATTCACGGAACGCCTTTTCTTCGGAAGAAAAAGAAAGGGGGCAACCCTCTCTGTCGAAGATTTTGAATTGGTTTTCCATGGTTTACCCCCTTTTTAATTAGTCGTTGATAATGTAATCTTTTAAAGTGTCAAGAACGTGCATTACTTCGTAAAAATCTGAATTAGCCTCGGAGACAAGTCCTGCGTAAGTGTCCACAGAGTACTCCGGTTTTGCCGAATAGTAACCGCTTAGCTTCTCCTTGTCGCATAGGACGTTTATCATGTTCTTAAGACATTCGATTTTCTTACTGATATAGTCCTTGAAATCATCATCGTTAAGATAGTTCTTCATGTCACAAATGCAATTTTTCATGTTACCTCCTTATTGCAGTTTCGTTAAAAATCCTTCGTAGGTCGTTTCGTTCTCCAAAGAACCGAGAAGGTTCTGGAGTTTAAAAAAGTAGTCTTCAACCGACTTGCAGGAACTACGTATCCTGTCTACCTTATCCTGCCTCAGAGTATACAAATCCTTACGGCTTTTCAGCATACGGGAAACATACGGATACTTCTCAAGCATTGAGAAGTAAACGCTATCCCAGCTTCTCGTGACGTCCTTATATGAGATTTCGCCTTCCATCTCTTCCTCAAGGGAAGGCTGATAAGCCCTCTTCTTAAAGAGTTTCTTAGTCTCCTTAAGACCTGTCTTGATGGAAGACAGGGTAGTGCCTTCCTCGTTGGAATACCTTGCAATCTTCATCAGCATCTTACGTTTATCCGCCTTGGACAGGGAGGAGAAACTGGGTAGGTTTCTCTTCCCTTTCCATGCTTTGACTAAGCCTAATTCTCTTGCTCTTTTATAGGCGTAGGACTTAAGGTATTTTTTAGTACCTAAGCTTTTACGGATACGATAGTGCTGGTTACGCAACTTATGGTAAAGGGTATCCCATGCCTCGCTAAGCTGTCTGTCTGTGGCTTTGGCAAGACTGGTTACCCTCTTAGCCATTAACCTTCTCTAGTTCGACTCTGGAGACCTTTTTAGCAAATAGCTTCCTGTAATCACCTTCCTTAGTCTCTTCCACAGCCTCGCAAGTGATTGTGATGAAAAATTTTCCTTCCCTGTCCTTGCAGTCAATCTTGTCGTCCTTAGGTAAGACTACATTGTAGTAATTGTCTGTCTTAAGGGTAGTTCCTTCTACATACGGATTCTTAACGAAAATCGACCTGAATAAACGTCCGTCCTTCTTAGTCTTACGGACTTCGCCACGTGCCTTAATCGTAATCATTATTTTTGTTCCTTGCAGTGCTAAAAACCATGTATGGGAAAACTTACAATTCTTAATTGTGTTTTATTCTTAAGACAAATAAAGAATTACATAGTACCTCCTAATTTTCATCCTTGAGCCTGTCTATAAAATAAATATAACAAGTCCTTCCATGGTAGAGTATTGTGGGAGATAACGGGTGTCCATCCTTGCGGATATAGCCTCCTTCTTTACGGAATTTCCACGCGTGAGAAACACACGTAGAAACCTTCATCAACTGATAGTTGCTTATCCCTTCTACTCCCCAGTAGGACTCTGCAAGCTCTCTAACGTTGTCGAAAACGCCTACACACCTCTCCCCCATGGTCTCGTGGGGGATATAAAGGGCGATAAGATAACGCCCTTTATAGTACTTATGAGCATTGTTCATGCTCCTTCTTCCAGCGCCTGTAAAGTCGCTTACATTTTACGTAATCGGTACAATAGCAAGACCTCAGATAGAACATAGTCTCGGAGTATGTAGAACTCGGGTTGCTGTCGTTGTAGCGGGCTTCCAACATCTCCAGAGTCTGCTCGCGGAGAGTCACTCTTATAGCCTTGAAGTCGGCTTTCATTTGGTCTGTTGAATAATAGTGAGCGATGGCTAGTAGTCGGTAATAAAGGTCTTTGTCGTAGGATTTGATATAAGACTTATAAAGTTTGTTGAAAATCTCTAGTGGACTCATTACAAGGACTCCATTGTTTCGTAAATAGGCTTAATTAAGGCGTGATAGTCGAAGTATTTGCTGTCAACTCCGGCTTTGAATGCTTCATCCGCCAAGGCGTGTATTCTGAGGCGAAGAATGTTGAATAGAGAGGCTTTGGCTTTGAAAAGGAAAGCCTGTCTATCAATGAATCGGTCAATCTCCTCTAAAAGGGAATAGGATTTAGCCCTCTCCGGGGAGACAATCTTTAACGATTGCCCCCAGAGGTATTCAGACCAAGATAACTCGTAAATAAGAGTCCTAAGCTCTATGGTTTCGTTTTGTTTCATTTGGATATCTCCTTGACTAGTTCATCGATTTTTTCGCTGATTTCGTTGAATATTTTAGTTTCATTCTCGCTATAATCCTTAAATGGAATGTTATCTGCACCAAAGTCGTAATTTACTTTTCCAAAATCAAGGATTAACTGCCTGATTTCATACTTCTTTTCCCAGTTCATTATTAGTCCTCCCATGTATAACTGGCGCTGTCGATGGTTTCATCACCTTCCCTTAGTTCATAACCCCAGCTATCACCTTTCTTGAACTTAATCACGGAACTATCATTCTCCTTAATCATCTCATAACGAAGACCTTTAGCCTTCTTGTCGAAGAAGGCTCTGGCTTCGGAAAGATTGTCGAATTCGTAGCTGTCGCCATAATCACCCCACATAACACTGATAACGTAATACTTTTTCATTTTTTGTTCTCCTTTTATTAGATTTCGGCAATCGTATCGCACGTTTCCGTGCCTACACCTTTAGTTATGAGACAAACCTCGATTGGTTCGCCCTTAGAATAGTACTTGGAACGAAGATAGTTGGCTTCTTCTAGAGCTTCTGTTTTGCGCTTAATCTTATAGCCAAGGCTATCGAGGAATCCCTTACCTTCGTTAACATAGATATCGTAGTATTTCATAATGTTGCCCTCCTTAATTGGACGATAATAGTTTAAGGGATTTGACAGACAGTTGCAAGGGGTTTTACAAATAATTTATAAAAATAAATTTAATAAGGCTGAAAATGCCCAGAAATAAGGGCAAATTTCAGGAAAAATATTTTGCTAAATATTTTGAAAGTTAACGATTTAATGAGGGTGAAACTTATGAATAAGGGCATATTTTTATTGAAAAAAAATTTTAGGGGGTAGGTGGTATT